ATCCAGTTACGACCACTACCATCCTCACGCATGATAGCATTGACAAGGCCAGCGTATACCCTGCCCTTCGGATCTATCACACTAGTATACTTGCCAGCGATCATAGACGCGAAGATAGTGTTGAGGTTGTTCTTTCGATTAGCATAAGCAGTGCCAAACATTTCTTTTTCCTTTGTGGTGATGAATCTATTTTACAGGAATCTTTTTATTTGTCAAATCTCGTCAAGATATCCACGAACAGCCTGCCCAACAACGTGAGCACAGTATGAAGCAAACGCGGCAACCGAAATGTATCCAACGAGCAGCGTGTAATCGGCAAAAGTCAGCATCATATCTTTCTCTCTTTCTTGTGATGGTATCTTATCAAACCTTTTGTTGTTTGTCAATCCCCTCTTAAGGGTAAGCCTAGTTGCTCATCCATGACGCTACCGTAGAGAGATCATCGGCCATTTCGACCGTCGATCCATCAGCCAACCTAACGTTCCATACGTTACCTTCATCGAAATGCCAGCCGACGATCACGCCAGAAACACCATCTACAACCACCTTATCGCCAATCTCGAACATCTTGCGTTCTCCTCTTTCTCTCTTACTCTTATATCGACATTATACCATATCCATCTTGAGTGTCAACAAAAAAGTTTCCTTACAATACCGTAAGGTTCGCAAGTCGTTGTGGCGTAAGAGTTTACAGCAAACGCGACCGCCCCGGCTCGACGTAAAGTCTTTAGCACTAAGGGTTTAGGTCTAGCCAATCCTTTCGGCCATAACCTTGCCAGCCTTGAACCGCACCACCTTACGCTCCCCGATCATCACACTCTCGCCCGTTCGCGGATTGCGAGCCTTGCGAGGAGCGGTCACCTTTACAGTGAACACGCCGAAGTTTCGCAGTTCGATACGTCCCGTGGTAGCGAGAGTTTCGATCATGCTATCAAGCGTAGCCTGCACAATCTCACGAGCCTGATCGCCCGTTACGCCAACCTTCTCAGCGATACCCTCAACCATACTTCGCTTTGTTCCAACCATTGCTATCTTCTCCAGTGGTGTGATGCTCAGATTATACCTAATCTTTTTTGCATTGTCAATCCCCCCTTATATGGGGATCATGAGACACCCATCCACGATGCCTTTTCCATACAGAAGTTATAGAACATATCGTTCAATACTTCTTCGTAGTTGCTGTCCGTAAGCCTGCGTCGATCCATCGTAGCGTCACACTCAGCAAACAGCCTACCATCTGGCGTGAACAGCAGCACTACATTATACGTTTCGCTACCCCAGATAGCCTTGAGAACGTTATTCACTTTGTTCGTATCCATCATATCCTCTCTTTCGTGTGATTGTATTTTAGTACTTGTTTTTGTCGTCGTCAATCCCCTCTTGCATGGGGGTCAGATTCCCTCACCATCGTCAAGGCCGGGAATGTAGTCAGCATCTAATCGCTCAACATAGCGAGCATCCAACCGATGATAGCATCCGTCAGAATCGGACACGGTAACCGATCCATCATCATTCACCGACTCGACCCGATAGGCCACAACGTCCTCATGATCTACGCCCCACTCCTCAACCGACTCGACCCAATCACCAACCGCGAAATCGTTTGCCATGATTCTTTCTCCTCTGTTTCTTATATCGACATTTTACCATCCCAAACTTCAACTGTCAACAAAAAACTTCCTTAAAAGATCGTAAGGTTCCGCAAGTCCTTATTCTACAAGACTTTGGCACAGATCGTGCGGATCAAACTCGTCGTAAAGTCTTACGCCACAACACTTTACATCAAGAGGGGGTTTTTTCGTTTTATATTAAGGGGTTTACAAAATCGCCATACCTCGGGGGTGGTCCAAAAGAAGTAAGGACACCCCTATATAATTGGCCAGTTTATTAGCCAATTTCCCCCATAATTATCTTATATAAATGATTTTTTATACAGATACTAATATCCGTACTGATACGGACGAACCCAACGATCCCAGCACGAATGACGTCTTTTGTAAAATTGGTCGGTTACTATTACAATTGGCCAGTTTCCCGGATAAACCACAGGAACAACCACATTCTGCACCACAACTGGCTGATAAACGGGCACATACTGAACAACAGTTTGAACAACAGGTTGTTGAACTATTACAGGATAACTTACAACATAAGAATCATATTGTACCGGAATTTGACCATAACAAAAACAACAACTCAAGCCTAGAACTAAACTCATTAAAATTTTCATCACATTTTCTCCTATAGGTATTTTTGACTTCATGTCACTTCATTATAACGGCCAACCCCCATAAAACAACAACGGCCACGGCTAAAATTTCTTAACCGTGACCGCTGCACCACACACCTTATTTTAATCTACTAAACTAATCAGCTCACAGTAACTTCCTGAGTTCCTGATCCTTCAATAGTTTTATTCTTCCTTGGACGACCCCTACTCTTCTTTAAAGACAACTTTCGTCTCTGACGTCGCACCATTGCTGTGCTAATATTTTGCCCCGTCATCTTACTCAATGAGGCCGCTAATCCTTCATCACATAATGTAGCATGATTATTTTGAATATATTCTAGTTCGGACCCCGTCCATTTTTTATAATTAGCCATAAAATAAGCTCCTATCTTTTTAATTGTTGACAATCTGTCCCCAAAACATACTATAATAAGGTTTGATCAGTTTAGAGCAAGGACCAAAATATGATAGACAACAATTTTGAACCAGATACTGTTGCTGATAGCGTTCTATTTGTAAAAGCCTCTGGCTCTATTAATGATGATATTATTAATGATCTATTATTAGAAAACGGAAAGAGTATAGCAGAACTACTAAATGACCAAAAAAAAGACCAACACGAAAACTGAATTGCCCAACGGAGTTAGCCCAGAAGAATTTTTACTAGTTTTGGAAAATATTAGCAAAAGATTGGCCCATAAATTTAGATTCGCCTATCATAGCATAGAAGATATGAAGCAACAAGCTGCTATCTTTGCTCTGGAAGGATTAAAAAATTATGACAAGAAAAGACCCCTAGAAAACTTCTTATGGACCCACGTTCGTAACCGACTATTTAATTACAAGCGCAATAACTACCAAAGGCCCGATAAACCCTGCCACACTTGTCCGTTCTTCGACAAAGGTTGCAAAGTGAGTATTAATCAATGTGAAAAATATTCTAATAAAAATGATTGTGAATTATATTCAGCATGGGCAAAAAGAAACGAAGCCAAGAAAAATATTATTCAACCAGGATACATTGAGAGTAACACTTCATTTTCGCCGTCATCAACTATTGAGCCCCTATTAGAAAACAAAGAACTAATAACATTTTTAGACACCCACATTCAGAGCGAATATAGAGAAATTTATCTCAAGTTAAAACACGGAAACAAAATTAACAAAAGTGATCTTAAAAAACTTCAAAACCACATTGCCAAATTAATGGAGGACAACAATTGGAAACTAATGTTCCCAAAAAACGAGGACAACTAAGTTTAGACGAAGAAAAGTATATTCGTGACAACTACGCCTCAACCTCTCTGCAACAAATTGCTGATCATCTTAATCGCAACATTGCTCCAATAGAGCGCTATGTTAATGAAAATCAATTATCTGTTATTACCAGCAACGCTGATAATCAGATACTAAAACAAAAACTTCATACCAAAACGTTTTGGCCGGAAATCACAAGACAATTTGATGTTGAAACGGGCGAATTAGAATACTTTGAGAGCACATGGATAGGACTAATCAAACAATTTCGCGAGGACGTTTTACCGGCCGAAGAACTTCAAATCAAACAATTTATCACTATTGATATTCTTATTAATCGAAGCATGAAAGAACGAAAGCGTCATATTGCAGAAACTGATAAACTTCAAAAATTAGTAGACAAAGAATACGAAAAGCCCGAAGATACAAGAGACATACCGAAATTGGCCAATCTGGAAACTCAATTAAGTTTTGCTCGCAACAGCATCGCCAACTATACCAACGAATATACCAAACTGCTTAATGAGCAACAAAAAATTAGCAAAGATCTTAAAGCCACGCGAGAACAGCGCATCAAAAGAATAGAGGACGGAAAAAGTAGCTGGACCGGACTAATACGCATGCTAGAAGACGAAGAGATAAGAGAAAAAGAAGGTCGCGAAATGGAAATTCTTAGCATGGCAACCAACAAGGTTAAACAAAAACTTTATGACTATCATAATTATCAGGATGGAGTTGTTGACAAACCATTTCTTAATTCAGAAAGTGTAAATTGATATGACAAAAATTGCAGCAATTACGGGAATAACTGGCCAAGATGGCAGCTATCTGGCCGAGAATCTTTTAAACAGAGGATACGGCGTTGTTGGATTATATCGTCGCAGCAGCAGTTCTAATTTTATTCGTATTAAACATATCCTAAAACATCCGCGATTAATACTAGAAGAATTTGATCTCACAGATCCTAGTGACTGTACAGACATTATCACAAAACATCATCCTAATGAATTTTATAATTTGGCAGCTCAGAGTCATGTTGCAACCAGTTTCAAACAACCTACAACAACATTTGAAATTAATTCTGTAGGAGTAACTAATTTACTAGAAAACATCAGGAAATTTAGTACCACCACACGATTCTATCAAGCTAGTACTAGTGAAATGTTTGGTCGTAACTATACCGAAAAGGATGGAAAGAAATACCAAAACGAAGAGACTACTTTGCTACCACAAAGTCCTTATGCAGTATCCAAATTAGCTAGTCATCGCATGGTTCAAATATATCGCGAAGCATACGGATTATATGCTTGTAGCGGCATACTATTTAATCATGAAAGTCCACGACGCGGTGATAACTTTGTTACGCGCAAAATTACTCGTTATATTGGACGCTTGGTAAATAATAAACTTGAACCTGATGAAAAACTCAAATTAGGTAATCTTAAAGCAGTACGAGATTGGGGCCATGCAAAGGATTATGTAGAGGCCATGAGACGAATGTTAGCCGGAGGAATTGCTGACGATTTTGTTATTAGCACCGGTCACTCGTATACTGTGGAACAATTTTTAGTAGCAGCTTTTAATTTGGTTGATAAAAATTATCAAGATTATGTCGAAATTGACCCTGCTCTTTATCGACCAGCAGAAGTAGAATATTTACACGGCGATTGTTCTAAGGCTCAACGAGTTTTAAAGTGGCAACCACAGATTACTTTTGATGAACTAGTCAAAGACATGGTAGTTTCAGACATACAATTATTCCAACATGATTAGAAACTTTGAAGATCCTGAATATAAAAAATGGAGAAAAAAAGTTTACGCAAGAGACAATCATACTTGCCAGTGGCCAGGGTGCATTAATAAGAAAAAACTTAATGCTCATCACATAAGGCGCTGGGCGGACTGTCCCGGTTTACGATTCGAGATAGACAATGGAATAACATTATGTAAAGATCATCATAAAATGATTACTGGTGTAGAAACTTATTATGAGGCCGTTTTTTACAACATTATAAAACAAAACAAAAAACATGACAAATAATACTTATAATAATTTTACAATAATAGTAGATACACGCGAACAACAACCGTGGACCTTTGACAATTATGCAAAGGCTCACAAGAAGCTAGATACTGGAGATTACAGTATCGAAGGCTTAGAACATCTGCTAACCATCGAAAGAAAAAAAAGTTCCAGTGAATTCGCAACAAACATTGTTGAGAGTCGATTCAAAGATGTTATTATGCGCTTGAGCCAATTTAAATATTCATTTTTATTATTAGAATTTGATTTAGAAGACTTATTAATATATCCTATTGGTAGTACTGTTCCTAAAAGAATGTGGGATAAAGTTAAAATCACTCCAGCTTTTTTAATTAAAAATATTATTGAGTTACAATTAAATCATAATATTAAAGTTATGTTTTGCGGTAGCTCATCTAATGCAGAAAAAATAGCAGAATTCATCTTCAAAAAGATACACTATATAGAAATGGTTAAAAAACAAGATGAGTGAATCTATTAATAAAATATCTTTTGATGATGCCTGGTTAGATTTGGGCGATATTAGTCAAATACAAATAAATAAAAACGTGATGATCCATAGATCCGAAAGCGATATTGAGCTTCCTGATCTTCATCTAATGAAAGTTTTAAAAAATCCTAAATACATAGGAAGTATGGTAAAGCTTTTATTTAATATCGAATTACATCCTATTCAAATATTAATATTACAAGAATTTTGGATTCGACCATTCCCCATGTATATTGCTAGTCGTGGTTGGGGTAAGTCATTCTTGTTGGCTTTATATTGTGTTATAAAATGCACATTCTGTCCTGGTACTAAAATAGTAGTAGTCGGCGCTGCGTTTCGTCAAAGTAAAATTATCTTTGAGTATATGGAAACCATTTGGCGCAGTAGTCCAATATTACGAAGTATTTTCAATGGCAACGATGATGGTCCAAGACGAGACGTTGATCGATGTACTATTCGTTTAGGAGATAGTTGGACAATTGCTATTCCTATGGGCGATGGTAGTAAAATCAGAGGTTTACGCGCACATATCATTATTGCTGACGAATTTGCATCTATAAGTCCTGATATTTATGAAACCGTAGTATCAGGATTCGCTGCAGTATCAGCAAGCCCAATACAGAATGTTAAAGAAGAAGCAAAAAAGAAAGCCATGATTGAAGCAGGAATATGGAATGAAGAATTAGAAGTATTAAATACTAAAATGGGTAATCAAGCTATTATTTCCGGAACTGCAGATTATGATTTTAAACACTTTGCTTCTTACTGGAAGAGATATAAAGCTATCATAGAAAGTAAAGGAGATAAAAGAAAATTAGAAGAAATATTTAAAGGAGAAGTTCCAGATAATTTTAACTGGAAAGATTATAGTATTATTCGTATACCGTACGAATTGATACCCAAGGGCTTCATGGACGATAAACAAGTTAGTAGAGCCAAAGCCACTATTCATACTGGTATATACAATATGGAATATGCAGCATGTTTTGTAAAAGATAGTGAAGGATTTTTTAGGCGTAGCTTAATCGAAAGTTGTGTTGTTTCTAATAATCAAATTATTATTGATGGAAAACCAGTAATTTTTGATGCAGTAATTAAAGGAGATGCTAATAAACAATACGTATACGGAATCGATCCAGCAAGTGAACAAGATAATTTTAGTATAGTAATATTAGAAGTGAATCCGACGCATTCTAAAATCGTGTATTGCTGGACTACTAATAGAGCTAATTTTAAAGAGCGTCAAAAAACCGGACTCATAACGGAACATGATTTCTATGGATTCTGTGCTCGTAAAATTAGGAATTTGATGAAAACCTTTAAGCCAATTAAAATAGGAATGGACGCACAAGGAGGAGGCGTAGCAATTGAGGAATCGTTGCACGATCCCAATAGATTAGAAGAAGGAGAAATATTAATTTGGCCAACAATCGAAGACAAAGCAAAAGACACAGATGATCAACCAGGATTACATATTTTAGAACTTATCCAATTTGCAAAAGCAGAGTGGACAAGTCAAGCGAACCACGGATTAAGAAAAGATCTAGAAGATAAAGCTTTATTATTTCCCTCATTTGATAATTTAACACTTGGACTAGCTATTGAAAGAGAGGGTAAAGATATACTAGAAATGGATCTTAATCCTCTTTATGACAGCCTAAGTGAATGCATACTGGAAATTGAAGAATTAAAAAATGAATTGACAACAATAGTTATGACACAAACAAGCCAAGGTCCGAATGCTAGAGATCGCTGGGATACTCCGGAAACAAAATTAGGTCAAGGGAAAAAAGGGAGATTAAGAAAAGACCGCTATAGTTCATTAGTAATAGCTAACATGTTAGCAAGACAACTTAATAAAGCCTTAAAGCCAATAGATTATGATGTTATTGGAGAGAATGCTAAAGACTCAGTAAAAAATAATGGCTCTATGTATAGAGGTCCAGAATGGTTTATTAATGGAGCAAATGATGATGTATATACTGGAATTTATAGATAAAGTGTATATTATATAAGTAATCATTTTATAATCACAATACAATAGAATTAAATATTATGGCTAAAAAAAGAACAAAAGATGAAGTCCTTGGGACAGTACATTCTGCACCACCAGAAGCTTATGTAACATGGGGAGATGATTTATCCAGTAAGCAGGAAGCATTAAAAACTGCTGGAGCTTCATTAGACGAATTTACTCTGGTAGAAAGAGCTACTGCTGCTGGTGGCAGAAGATATAGTTTGGATTTTTCTAGTCTAGATGGATTAACAGGAAGTCGCCCAGGATTAACTAAAGATGATTATTACACATTTAGACCTCAAGAGGCTCCTCCTAATGAGATAAAAATGATTCTGCAACGTGCAGAAAGAATTTATCAAAGAGTTGGATTGGTAAAAAATGTTATTGATCTTATGGGTGATTTTGCCAGTCAAGGAATACGATTAGTACATAGGAATAAAAGAATTGAAAGATTTTATAGAAGATGGTTTAAAAAAATAAATGGAAAAGACAGAAGTGAAAGATTTCTTAATAATCTATATAAAAGCGGAAATATAGTCATAGATAGAAGAACCGCAAAAATAAGCATAAAAGTTGCAGATAAATTATATAAAGCTCTTGGAACAGCAGATATGCAGTTAAATGATCTGCCAGAGGTGAGTGTTGAAAAAAGAGAAATTCCATGGAAATATACATTTATAGATCCTGTATGTGTTGAAGTATCAGCAGGAGCACTATCATCATTTTTGAATGATAAAACATACGAATTAATTTTACCAGCAACATTACGCAAAATTATTAATAATCCTAAAACTGAAAATGAAAAAAGAGTTATCGAAAATCTACCTTCCCAAATTATAGAAGCAGCAAAAAATAAAAAGCCATATCCTCTTGATCATGATAAAACATTGGTATTTCACTATAAAAAAGACGATTGGCAAGCATGGGCATATCCTATGATTTATGCTATTATGGATGATATTACAGTGGTTGAAAAACTTAAATTAGCTGATATGGCAGCATTAGACGGAGCCATTAGTAATATTAGAATATTTAAATTAGGAAGTTTAGAGCATAAGATTGCTCCTACAAAAGCAGCCACATCTAAACTTGCTCAAATTCTTGGAAATAATGTTGGTGGAGGAACTATGGATTTGATCTGGGGACCAGATATCGAGCTACTAGAAAGCAATACTAATGTTCATAACTTTCTTGGAGAAAATAAATATATTCCCCACCTTAATGCTATATATGCAGGATTAGGAATTCCTCCTACTCTTACAGGAACATTTGGTGCAGCAGGAACAACAAATAATTTTATTAGCTTAAAAACACTGACTCAAAGATTACAATATGGCAGAGATAGATTAATAGAATTTTGGGAAGAAGAAATAGCTATAGTTCAAAAAGCTATGGGTTTCAAGTACCCTGCTAAAATTGAGTTTGATAGAATGGATCTTAGTAATGAAGATAGCGAAAAAGCTTTATTGGTACAGCTTGCTGATCGTAATCTCATTAGTGATGAACTATTACAAACAAGATTCGGTTTTGATCCAGATATGGAAAAGAGTAGACTTAATAGAGAGAGTAGAGAAAGGGATAATAATAGAATGGTTGCTAAATCTGGTCCATGGTTTGATCCTCAGTTTGAAAATTCTTTAAAGAAAATAGCATTACAGACAGGTGCGGTTGCTCCTAGTCAGGTTGGATTAGAGTTAGATAAGAAAAAGGGTGGAGAAAAATCAGCACTTGAAATGAAAATACCAGCAGCCCCGATTGGAGGAGGCGCGCCAAAAACTTCTTCTTTACCAAAACAAGCAGGAGAAGGGCGTCCGAAATTATCCAAAGATACCGAGAAAAGACAAACAAAAAAATTCTCACCCCAAACCGGAGCTAAATTAATATTATGGGCAGCCGCAGCTCAAGAAAAAATAAGTGAAGTAATTAATCCAATAATACTAGAGTTTTTTCAAAAGAAAAATTTAAGAAGTTTAAGTAATATAGAATCTCAAAAGCTAGAAGATATTAAAACAAATATATTATTGAATATTAGTCCATTTTCATCAATAGCGGACGAGTCCATTTTAAATGACCTGACTACTGCACAAGATAACAGTTTGATTCTTAGCAAATACTATACATGGCTAAGAGCTTTACAATCTGATCTAGGCAGAGAATTATCCGTTGATGAAACTAAGCATGCTAAAGCGTCTTTTTATTCTATGGTGTATACTGAATTAGATAACTAACCAAAATAAAGGTTAACAATATGAAAATATATGATCAAGAAAAAAATGATGGTTTAGAGGAAATCTTAAAAAGCTCTGCCTCTATTTCATATGCTTGTGTTGTTGAGCCATACGCAGGATCTAAAAAAGATGCTAAGTACTTAAAGAGTATAGCATCATTTGATGATGAGGATCTTTATTATGTTCAATCTATTTTAGTATCATCTTCATGGAATAAAAATGATGATATTTTTGATAAAGTAGAAGTATGGAATGCTAAAAATACTCCAGAACATAAACCAACTAATTTAGAACATGATGAACATACTATTATCGGTCACATTGTTTCTAATTGGCCAATAACAGAAGACGGAATATTAATTGATGAAAATACTCCTATAGAAAATCTTCCAGAAAAATACCATATTTTAACAGGCTCTGTTATTTATAAAGGATTTAGTGACGAGGAATTGCGAGCCAGATCATCTAAATTAATATCAGAAATAGAAGATGGTACTAAATATGTTAGTATGGAATGTTTTTTTAAAGGATTTGATTATGGTCTTTTAAATAAAAGCACTGGTCAATATCATATTTTAGATAGGAATAATGATACAGCATATTTAACTAAATTTTTAAGAGCCTATGGTGGTCTTGGCGAACACGATGATTACAAAATTGGTAGAGTATTAAGAAATATTACCTTTACAGGAAAAGGTTTTGTAAACAAACCAGCCAATGAAGATAGTATTATTTTTTCAAAAAATATGATCATGCCAGTAAATAAATATGCTAATAATGATAATATTCAAGAAAAAAATGAAGAAATTGTCAATTCAGGTGTATTAAATTTTCAATCCAATATACAATCGGAGACCTTAATTATGAGTTCAGCTAAAACAGAGGTAGAGATGGAAACTAAAGAAGTGCTAGAAGCGACAGAAGCTACAGAAGTTAAGACAGAACAAGCAGAAGTTACTACCGTCAACGAAGTAAATGCTGCCGAATTAACATCTAAAGTTGAAGAACTTACTGTTGCTAATGAAGCACTAAAAGCTGAAATTGAACAAATCAAATCAGAGGCAGCTAAAAAGAACGAAGAAGAAATGAAAAAAGAAGAAGAGATGAAAAAAGCTAAAAGTGAACTAGCAGCTGCCCTAACAACTATCGCAGAATATGTTGCCAAAGAAGAGGCTATGGTTAAGAAAGAAAAGAAAATGAAGAGAATGGCCACTTTAATTGAAGCTGGTATCGATAACGAATCAGCCGAAGCAACAGTTGACAAATTCGACAGTTTGGATGACGAAGCTTTTGATGCTATGACTTCACTTTTTGCTGGAAAAATGCCACCTTGGTTAAACAAGGACAAAAAGAAGCAAGAAGAAGAAGATAAAGCTATGATGATGCGCAAAACCGCATCTGAAGAAGCCTCAGTTGAAGCAGATCCATCGGTACTTGAAACAGCCGAAGTTGAAGCAAACGTTAATTTAGGTATTGGAAGTAATGATGCAGAATCTGCACTAGAATCAACTAGAGCAGCTTTGATCGAATTTGTAAGTAGTAAACTAGGCAAGAAAACTAACAAGTAATAACCAACTAATACGGAGAAATTACAATGGCTCTAAAACCAGATCGTATCGAACTTTTAACTGACGTTTCATTCTTCATGAGCACAACAGCCGAAAGAGGTGGCGTAGTTAGTGTTGTAACAGCCACTAGCGGTGTTGGCGTTTCAATGGATGATGGTAATGCTGTAGTAGCTTATGCTGCTGCTGTTTCTGGCTCAAAACCAGTCGGCGTTCTATTAAATGATGTTGTTAATCTTGATCTAACAAGACAGCACATCAATTGGCACAAAGACGAGACTCAGGTTGGTGGCAAAGTCACTCTCCTTCGTCAAGGTCAAGTAACAACAAATATGCTAGTTGCAGGCACAACACCATCTGCTGGTGCTGATGCTTACGTTGGTGTCAGTGGTCTTATTGGAACCAGTTCAACTAATTCTGTTAAAATTGGTCAATTCCTAAGTGCCAAAGACACCGATGGTTATGCCAAAGTATCAGTTAACCTATAATTCATTTTTTAAATAAAGGGAGAAAAACACATGTCAGCTAAAACCGAAAGATTTCAGCCAACACCAGAATTAACAGACCTTCTAATGCGTTCTGGTTCGGCCAACAGAGAGACTGCTCTTGCTGCTAATGCAGAGTTTGCAAAAGCTCTTGAGCTTCCTCTTCGCAGAGGTGTTCTTAGTGGTGATATTCTCGATGGTATTTTCGAGCCAATTCAATTAGCTCAAAGTGCTACTCCTGAATTCCCACTCGATTTTCTAGCTCCTGGCACAGAGAAAGACTTTGTTGCTTACACAATTCCTAATCATGGCTATATTCCAGAGCGCCATGTTGAAGGCGATTACGTCATGGTTCCAACCTATGACGTTGGTGCTAGTATCGATTATCTTCTAAAGTATGCTCGTGACGCCCGTTGGGACGTTGTTGGTCGTGCTATGGAAGTTCTTGAAGCTTCTTTTGTTAAGAAGATGAATGACGATGGTTGGCACACACTACTTGCTGCTGGCGTTGATCGTAATATCGTTGTATACGATAGCGATGCTAATGCTAGTCAGTTTACAAAACGTTTAGTAAGTCTCATGAAAACTGTTATGCGTCGTAATGGCGGTGGTAACAGCACATCAAACAATAGAGGTTTGCTAACTGATCTTTATGTTAGTCCAGAAGCTATGGAAGATATCCGTAACTGGGGTATCGATCAAGTTGATGAAGTAACACGCAGAGAAATCTACACAGCTGGCGATGGAGCCATCAATAGAGTATTCGGCGTCAATCTTCATGATCTTGACGAACTAGGTGTTGGTCAGCAGTACCAACTATTCTATAGCTCAACACTCAGTGCCTCTTTACCAAGCGGTAAAACAGAGATTGTTGTTGGTCTTGATCAACGTAAGAGAGACAGTTTCATAATGCCAATTCGTCAAGAAGTTCAAATCTTCGAAGACGAAACACTACATCGTCAGAAACGCGCTGGTTTCTACGGATGGGCAGAACTAGGCTTTGCTGTTCTTGATAACCGCAGAGTACTTGTTGGCGCTCTCTGATTCTTAATCAGTTGTAGTTAAACACAAATAAGAAAGGCTGGCCTAGTGCCGGCCTTTTTTATTAGGTGTATAAATTATTGTGTACCATCAACAATATATTCATAGAGGTAAGCTATGGCAGCTAGTAAATATGATTTTGCTATAGAACAAGGTACATCATTTAAAATTAGTCTTATTTATAAAGACGCTAATGGAAATGCTGTAGATTTGACCGATTGGTGTGCCAGATTAATATGGAAAACAAATACCAACAATACTCAATCTTTTAATTCAGAAAATACCGACTATTCCCTATATAAATTTACTATTGATGGGATTAATGGTAAATTAACGCTAATGATACCAGCTTCGGTAACTAACGGATTTTTATTCAATACTGCTAAATATGATTTAGAATTGCAAAGCCCCGATGATTTGTATAATGGTGGAGGCAAGTATACTATAAAATTATTATTTGGTACAATATCAATTGTTAAGAGATTTAGTCAATCGCCAACACAATTAGAGTGCTCAACATGAGCAATTTTATAATTGAAATTTTAGAACCAGTAACAACAACTGTTGAGATTGAAACCAGTATCTCAGATAGTCCTACAGATAATATTATTATTACATATGAAAATAATAATACAATAGACATTCTTAATACTGAAAAAATTTTAACTAGTGATTTGCCTTATGGCTATTCTATAAATGATACTATAGGAGATCTTCCCGCAAGTAGAGTTAGTGGACTATTAGATATAATTGCTTCAAGTATACCTCAAAGCATAAGTGGAGGAAGTCCATAATGCCTAGAGAAACTTTAATACAAGTACGAAGAGGACTAGCATCAGACTGGATTCTGCAAAATCCAACATTAGCAGAAGGTGAATTTGGTTTTGAAACTGATACTGGTAAACTCAAAATAGGTAATGGTATTTCTGATTGGATTTTATTAAGTTATCTTGGATCAGATAATTCTATAAGAGTAAAAAATAATAATATTTATGCTTTAAATAAAGGTCAAGCAGTTTATTTATCGGGATATGATACTGATGATAATCTACCTTCGGTAGGATTATATAGAGCTAATAATGAATTATCAGAACAAAAATTTATTGGATTAATGTCATCTTATACTTCAGCTGGAGATATAGGATCTGTTATAATATTTGGAACTTTTAATGATATTGATACTACTGGAGACATTAGTAATATCGCTATTGGAAACGAAAGTTGGAGTAACGGAGACATACTGTATGTTAGTCCGCATGACTATGGAAAATTAACTAAAACTAAACCACGATATAATATTATTATAGTGGGTATGGTGCTAAATGCTAATATAAATGGAACTTTATTAGTTAGATCTTTTATTAATCCTAAATTTGATCAATTAAATGGCGTTGATATTTCTAATCCAACTAATAATAATTTATTAAAATACGATAACTCATTATCATCATGGACTAATTCTGATCAAATAGATTGTGGTTCTATATAACGGTGTATATTAATTTATTATCAACTTTTTCATTAAGGAATATATAAAATGGCCAATACTCTAAGAATCAAAAGAAGACCATCAAGCGGATCAGCAGGCGCACCGTCTCCAGCATCTAGCTTATATAATGGAGAATTAGCTTTTAATGAAAATGATAATATCTTATATTATGCTTATGGTAGCGGCGTAGGAGGAGTAGCCACGTCAGTTCCTGCTATAGCTGGTAGTGGAGCATATTCACTAAGAGGTGGAACTAATGCTACTGGAACATGGCCAATAAGTATTGATGGCAATGCTGCCTATACAACAAATGCTGTTTATACCACTGGCAATCAGACAGTACAAGGATTTAAGACATTTTATGGATCAGGCAGTGCCGGATCTGCAGTTTCAATTAAGTCAGATTCAGGCTATAATCCTTCGCTTGCTTTCCTTGAAGGCGGAGCAGCGCCGAAAATGATGGTTTATTGGGATAGTGCTGATAATAAATTGAAAGTGAAGTCAGGATCAGCACCAGCTACAGCATTTATTTTTCAGGTTGATACACATCTCCAATTAAGAGCCACCGGTACTAGTTCATCAGTAACACAGATTCCAGTATTTATTTCCAATCCAGACTCTTCCGCTCAAACTATTTATACCAGAACACCAAACGAATTAAAAACGGACATAGGATTAAGTAATGTTACAAATGATATTCAAGTAAAACAAACTACTGGTGGTACCACAGTAGGATATTTACCAACCTGGAACTCAACAAGTGGAGAACTATTAGCAACAGGATATGCTGTTTCAACTAATCTTGTAACTAATAGCGGTTCTACACATATTCCTAGAGCTGATAGTGTTGTTAATTATGTGGCATCTGGTTTAGCCACTCATGTTCATGGTAATATTACTAATTCTGGCACTATTGGTTCGACTGCAAATTTACCAATTATTACCACCACTAATGGTGCGCTTACCACAGGAAGTTTCGGATCAACAGCAAATACTTTCTGTCAAGGTAATGATAGTAGACTGAGCGATACTCGCAATACAACTAATTCATTAACTATTAATAATGGAGGCGCCGGAGACTCTAGCTCATTCACTTTTAATGGTAGTGCTGCTAAAACCATATCATACAATAGTATAGGAGCTCCATCACAAACAGGAGCACTAGCTAGTGGAACCAATTGGAATATTAGTATATTAGGAAATGCTGCCACAGTAACAAGCGGAGTTTATACATCAAGAAGTTTAACTGCCGGAAGCGGATTAGTTGGCGGAGGAGATTTAAGTTCAAACAAAACATTTGATATTGGTCAAGGCGATGGAATTAGCGTAAGTGCAGATAGTATTGCTGTTGATAGCACCGTTATACGAACTACCGGAGCTCAAACTATAAGCAGTGTTAAAACTTTTACTAATAATGTTAATATTAGTGGAACTTTAGGACAATATCTATTGTTTAGAAGCTCTAATGCTGGTAATTATGGCACTATTGTTTTTGATGGAAATAATTATGATGGTGCCACACAGTCATCATATATCTCTTCTAATACTGGGGTAATGACAATAACTCACGGTAATAAAATTTCTGTGGACGTTGCTAATCTTGAAGTTAAAGCAGCAAATACCACCGGTAATAGTGTTGGATATTTTGCTGTTTTTGATAGTAATCCTGCAAGTTCTTTAACTACTCTTAAATCAGTTAGTAAAGATCAGATACTAGATGATATTGGGGCAGCTACTAGCGGATTAACTATTACTGCTGGTAGTGGTCTTGTTGGTGGAGGAAATCTTAGTGCTAATAGAACTTTTGATATTGGACAAGGTGATGGCATTAGTGTGTCTGCTGATAGTATCTCTGTTAATACTACTGTTGTAAGAACAACTGGAGATCAGAGTATTGCTGGAAGTAAAACATTTACAGAAGGCTTAACAGTTGGCAATAATGTAGGTAATTTATTGGTAGGAACAAGCGGAGTTAGATTTACGCATCCGGAGATTAATTTTCAAATTGATGCTGGTAATCTTAGTCCGGGCTTTGATGGGGATGCTTTAAGGCTTGATATTGATAGCGAAAATGGGACAGGATATACTACTACATTAAAAAGTAATGCACCTTCTCAAAATATTATAGTAAGATTGCCAAACACTAGTGGTACTTTAGCTCTAGACAAGCGAGATATGATTGCTGGTAGTGGATTAGTTGGAGGAGGAAATCTTAGTGCTGATAGAACATTCAATATCGGCCAGGGTGATGGTATTACTGTAAGCGCAGATAGTATTGCTGTAGACAGCACAGTTGTTCGCACAACAGGAACTCAATCTATAAATGGCTCAAAGACATTTGGTAATGAGATAACTTTCACAAGCGGAATGATTGTTTCTAATCAAACAGCAAATAATCTTGCTAGTTTTGATTCTAACAAAAAGTTAGCCTCAATATATTCTGTTGAAACGACACTCGCTGGAGGAACATCATCAATTCCAAGAGCAGATGCCGTTAAGACATATGTTGATAATATGATTGGTTCTGGTATTGCTACTAACGATGCTATGATTTTCAAGGGAGCAATTGATTGCTCTTCAAATCCAAATTATCCAGCTGCTGATCGTGGATGGACTTATAAAGTTAGTGTTGCTGGTAAAATCGGTGGAGCATCAGGTACAACAGTAGAAGTCAACGACACCCTAATCTGTACAACCGATGGCACATCAGCTGGTACTCAAGCTGCGGTCGGAAGCAACTGGATTATTCTTCAAACAAATATTACAGATGCTAGTATATTGGTTACTGGTCCAACTAGTGCTACTAGTGGTAATATTGCTATGTTTAATGGATCTACTGGTAAAATTATTCAGGATGGCGGATTTTTAGTTAGTAATATTGCTAGACTAGATATGTCACAAACATTTGCTGGTACCAATAGTTTTGGCCCAATAAATGTCGGATACCAAGTATCAGCAGATGCTGCATTTAATGTTTATGATGATGATAATATGCTCGGATTTCAAGTTTTGTCCGGCGGATCTGTAACAGTTGGAACTTGGAATGCAACCGCTATAGCCGCAAATAAAGGCGGCACAGGTCAAACTTCATATGCTGTAGGAGATTTATTATATGCCAATACCACTAGTTCATTAGCTAAATTGGCCGATGTTGCTACTGGTAATGCACTACTAGCCGGTGGAGTAAATACGGCTCCTAGTTGGGGTAAGATTGGTCTTACTACGCATATTACTGGCACCCTTCCTGTTGCTAATGGAGGTACTAATCAAACTTCATATACAGATGGTCAATTATTAATAGGTAATACTACTGGTAATACATTAACTAAGGCTACATTGACAGCAGGAACAGCAGTAGATATTACTAATGGAGGCGGCAGTATAACGATTGGACATAATGATACTTCAACATTGACTGGTGCCCAAGGAAGTAATGGTATTGCTAGTTTCACTGTTGACGGAATGGGACACGTTACAGCAGTAACCACAGCAACATACCTGACTGCTGCAACAGTATGTGCTGCTATTGTTGATTGTACACTAGATGGCGGAACGTTCTAAATATAGTTAGAGAAATTAAATGGCAAATATTATACAACATAAAAGGAGCAGCACTCCTGGTGCTGTTCCGTTAGCCACTGGACTATCTCAAGGTGAATTAGGAATAAATATAGGTGATGGTAAATTATATACTAAAAATAGTAG